ACGTGTTTTTGGTTTGATGGGACCTGAAGACAATATTGTGGTAACACAAGATGACGCAGGTAATATTAATTTAAAGGACGAAGAAAAAGAATATATGATTGTTGGTGAAGGTGAAGAAGAATTTGATATTGAATTGGAAGAAGATTTAGATTTTGACGAGGATATTGAAGTATCGGAAGGTGATGAAGAAATTCACGAAGAAGATATGGATGATGAATCGTTTGATGAAGAATCTATTGAAGATATAGTTTCAAGAGTTTTTGAATCATCATACGGTGAAGATAACGAATCTGAAGACATTGATGAAGAAGATGAAATTGACGCAGAACAAATTATGTATGAAATCGAATTCGACGAAGAAGAAGATGAGTTTATCGAAGTTGACTTGGAAGAAACATTAGAAGAGTCTAAACCATCATTTAAGTATGGGTCTAAACCTAACAGTAAAGGGTTCAATACTAAAATGAAAAAGGTTAACCCGAAAAAGGGGACAGGTAAACCAAAATTCGAATTCAAAGAAGGTCAAGGATATGACGACCACGAAGATGAACGTTTAGGTATGGAAGACGGAGAGATTTCAAAGAAAGATTTCAAAGGTTCTAAAAAACGTAAATCTAAGAGTCGTAGAGATGACGCACATTTCGAAACTAAAGAAACTAAATCAGTTGATAAAGAAGAAACAAAAGAAGCGTCAAGAACGCTTGGTAATGGTAAATATTGGGGACGTAAAGGTTTAAATAAACCAAAAGCGGCACCAAGAAACATTAGAGTTGAAAACACCAATACCAAAGAATTACAAGTTCTTAGAGAAAAGAATGAGGAATATAGAAAAGCACTTAATGTATTTAGAAATAAATTAAATGAAGTGGCTGTATTTAATTCCAATTTAGCATACTCAACAAGATTGTTCACAGAACACTCTACTTCTAAAAGTGAAAAAATTAACATTTTAAGAAGATTTGATAATGTTGAAACTATTAAAGAATCTAAAGGACTTTATAGGACTATTAAAAATGAATTATCATCGAACAACGGAAGTTCACAGACAATGAATGAATCTATCGGTAAAACTATCGATAAGAATCTTTCTACAGGTTCATCACAAAATTTGATTGAATCTAAGACTTATGAAAATCCACAGTTCTTGAGAATGAAAGATTTAATGTCAAAATTATAATAAAATAAATAAATAAATTTAAAATAAAAAACCAAAAAAAAATGGGAGCATTATTAGAATCAGGTCTTGTTGGTAACATTGGGTTAAAACACCTAAAAGTTATTAAAGAAGATACTATTAACAAATGGGATAAATTAGGATTCCTAGAAGGTCTTAAAGGACACTTAAAAGAGAACGTAGCTCAGTTATATGAGAATCAAGCGTCTCACCTAATAAATGAAGCATCTGACGCAGGTTCAGCAGGAGCATTTGAAACTGTTGTTTTCCCTATCGTTAGACGTGTATTCTCTAAATTATTAGCGAATGACATCGTATCAGTACAAGCTATGAACTTACCAATCGGTAAATTGTTCTACTTCGTACCTAAAATTCAAGGGTACACAGGAGGAACGGCTAACCAATCAGGTGACCATTACGCACCAGTAGGTTCTCCGGGTAACTACCCAGGAAACCCTGACGCAGGTTACCAAGGAGAAGGAGCTTACTCTAAAAACCTTTACGATTTATTCTACGAAGGTAATGAACCGGGTCTTGACCCAGCAGGTTTATTCGACTACTCTAAAGGACGTTGGTCAGCTATCACAGCTACAACAAAAATCCAATCATGGTCAAATGGAGCTTTAATTGATTCTGTAATTTCAGGAGACACTGCATCTGCAGGGGTTATTCCAGCAGGAAACACAAGAAAAGTAATCGTTAAGATGTGTGGTTTCGCTGATACAGGAGCAGGAAAATTAATCGGTCCTGATGGAAATGAAATGGATACTGAATCTTTCTTATCTGATTTACATATCATCAAATCAACAGGTTTATCTGCATCAACAACACCTTGTGAAATTTCTACAGGTTCATTGTTATTCAGAGTTGTAACTCAACAATATGGTAAAGGTATCGTGAACTACGGTTCTACAACTAAAACCAATTGGCCTGGAGGAGACCCAGCAGGTAACGGAGGTTCTTTCAAGAACGTATGTGACGCTGACGGATGTATCTACTTAGAAGTTGATTTATCTTGTCCGGTATGTGCTGATTGTGATTCTACATCTTTAGATGGGTACACAGGAGCAACTATCAATAGTGGAGCAACTGAAGGTTCTTTCACGGCTGTATTCAGACGTTACGAAGAATTAGAATTTGAAGATAAAATCGGTGAAGTTTCTTTCGACTTGGATTCTGTTACAGTATCTGTTACTGAAAGAAAACTAAGAGCACAATGGTCTCCTGAGTTAGCTCAAGACGTTGCGGCTTTCCATAACATCGATGCTGAAGCTGAATTAACAGCTTTATTATCTGAACAAGTTGCGGCTGAAATCGATAGAGAAATCTTGAGAGACTTAAGAAAAGGAGCGGCGTGGAACCTAAGATGGGACTACAACGGATGGAGAAGAATTTCTCAAACAACATCATACACTCAGAAAGATTGGAACCAAACTTTGATTACTGCAATTAACCAATTGTCAGCACAAATCCACAAATCTACTTTAAGAGGTGGAGCTAACTGGATTGTAGTATCTTCTGAAGTTTCAGCTATCTTTGACGATTTAGAATACTTCCACGTATCTAACGCGTCTCCTGAGCAAGACCAATATAACATGGGTATTGAAAGAGTGGGAACTCTTGCAGGACGTTACCAAGTGTACCGTGACCCTTACTTCCCAGCGAATCAAGTGTTGATTGGACATAAAGGAACATCATTGTTAGATACGGGGTACATTTACGCACCTTACGTACCATTACAATTGACACCTACAATGTACAACCCATTCAACTTCACTCCGATTAAAGGAATTATGACGAGATACGCGAAGAAGATGGTGAACAATAGGTTCTACGGACGAATTACTGTAGATGGTGTTAGAACATTCGATTTAAAAGAATTGAGATAATCAAAACTTTAAAATAGATAACCTAAAAAGGTCCTCATTATTGGGGACCTTTTTTTATATCAATTAGTTAACAATTTACTTTTAGGTAAAGTTTATTATATTTATAAATATGAAAAAGTTTATACCTACAACAGAACAATTAGAAAAAATACTTAAAATGTATAACGAAGACCTTATGGGTTCTCATTCTATTGCGAAAGAAATCGGTGTTAGTAAACCCACGATACTAAGGATTCTAAAAGAAAATAACGTGAAGATGGGTTCTCCCGGTAGAAGGTTTATTGGTGGTCGTGAAGTTGCAATTAAAAAATATGAATCCAAACCTGAGGTTAAAAAACGTAAAAGTGAATACCATGAAAAATGGTCTAAGGACAATAGAGACTATTTAAATGACTACCATCAAAAGTGGAGGGATGAAAATATAGAAAAACACAGAAAATACAAAAGGGACTACGAAAGGAACCGTAAAGCAACGGACCCCCTCTATAAATTAATTTCTAATTTCAGGACTGCGATATATCAGGTATTAAAGGAGAGTAATGTGGATAAGAACGAACATTACTTTGATATATTACCATATAGTCAGAGGGAATTAATTCAACACTTAGAAAATCAATTTACAGACGATTTAACGTGGGATAATTACGGGGAGTGGCACGTAGACCACATTACACCTATAAGTTCATTTAACATACGAGAAATGGGTGATGAGGAGTTTATTAAGTGTTGGTCATTAGAAAATCTCCAACCGTTATGGGGTGAGGAGAATATTCGTAAGTCTAATTCTATATTATTTTAACTTATTAATAAAATATTTAATCATGATGTGACCACTTTTGTAGTTTGTTGCGAGTGGTACGTTGTGTACATCACAGAGTCTCATTAACATAGAGATATCGACATCATGTGGGTGTTTATCTAATGGGTCTCTAAAGAAGATTACCCCATCTATTTCACCACGAGTAACCATCGCCCCTATTTCGGCGTCACCACCCATAGGCCCACTATTAACGGCCTCTACTTTATCTATACCGGCGTGTGTAATTT